CTCTAAGCGACGAGCCGTACTTTGGCGATGTTGCGTATCCACTGCGACCTTGATAATCAATAGCCTCTTCAGGAGTCTGTGCTGCGGCAACCTTGGCGTAACGAGGATTCTGCATTAGGCGTAAGTAGTCAGCAGCAGAGTCTTCCATGCCTTTATAAGTACGAAAGCTTTCATTAGAGGTGTAGTAGCCACGCTCAGGAGAGTATTCCTTAGTGCTTTGCTTGTTACCGCCAGAGCCTTTAATGCCAAAGTAATTATTACCACCGGCAAGAGCTTTTCCATATCCGGTTTCTAAAACAGATTGTGCAGCGCCAACACGAGCAATAGCTTCAGGGTTTTTAAATCCCATTTCCTCTGCTTTTGCTTTTAGTACGCCGTACATGTTTTTGTAAAAATCACCAGCAGGAGCTTTAATACCGCCTTCAACGCTTGGTGTGCGGTTTACATCGGCAGACTTAGGAGTGCCACCCTGTTCGGCAGCGTTTAAACGTTCTTCAATAGCCTGTGCGTATTCTTGTTCTGCCAACTGGTCTTCATATTCTTCTTGGTTAAAATCTTCAACATCCCCACCGTCAGCAAAAGAAACAATGCCGCCATCATTCATAGCCTGCGCTGGTAGGTTGCTTGGTACTTGATCAATACCAGAGGCTTCTGCCATGACTTGTTGGGCAATAGGAGGCTCAGTAGGAGCTTGAGCAACTTGAGCCTGCTTGGCTTGTTTTATTTTTTCTTGCATCATTGGAATGCCAATGTAAGCAGGGACTGTACCGTTTTTTACGGCTTGTTGAAGCTGACCAATGCTAAGTTTTTCTGCATTTGCCATTAAGCTAACTGGGTTCATTGATATTCCTTCATGGCGTTGTACATGCCTAATGTGTCAAGCCCATCACTTTCTTTAATCTGACCGCCACGAGCAGAACCTGCGGGTTTATTCATCATGTTGTACATGCCGTATGCACCAATACCCGCTGTTCCAAGACCAGCAGCTTGAGAAATCATACTTGGGTTTTGATACATAGATTGCGACTGCTGTGTCAAAGGTAAACCACGCAGCAAATCGGACATAAAGCCAATCTGTTGGTAAGGATAGTTTAACTGAGCTTGATACTTTTGATAGTCTGTATCTAAAGCTTTTTGTTGCAATGCTTGTTGCTGAGTTCCGGCTGACAACATAGCTTGGTTGGCTGCTTGCTCTTGTCCAAACTGAGTTTGACCTAACTGCCCAAGAGTACTGGCAGAGGCTCCTGCTTGCCCTAAACCGGCAAGTCCATACTGACCCGCACCTACAGCTCCTTGAACGCCTTGTTGCCCTGCTTGCAGACCCTGCAAACCAAGGTTAGCGCCAAACTGTTGAGCTTGCTGCCCTTTGTCAAAAGCAGTGCTATAACCTTGACCAATCATTTGGTTCATAGCAATGTTTTTATTGCGTTGATTCTCTGCTGCCATTAATGCTTCACGGCTACCGCCAAACGCACCTGACTTAGAAGCGTTACCCATCTGTTGAGTGCCAGTAATGTCGTACTGACGCTGAACTTCTTGCAAAGCAGGCTGAAGCGAAGCTTGCAGATACGGGTTCATGTACGCTTGTTGCGCGGCAGGATTGGTTGCCTGTTGTGCGTATCTGTCTCCAGAACCCGCAGCCATTGCGCCCAAACCTAACGATGCGTTTTGAAGTTGTGCTGCTGTGCCTTGCGTACCAAGACCGTATTGACCAGTCATGTACGCTATGTTTGATGCATCGCTTAATTGAGGCGCAATCTGTTGGCTACCCACGTTCTGAAATGCTTGGTTCTGCATCGGGGTAAACGTAGCAACTTGCTGACCCTGATACGGCTGATACGGGTTGTTGGTTGTATCAGTTAACGCAGCAGCTTTACCTAATGTACTTTCTACATAAGGCTGTGCGTAAGCAGGAATGTTGGTGTTTTGAACCGTTGTTGTAGTTGGTGCGCTACCGCCACCACCTTGAGGCTTAATTTGCCCACCGACTTTAATAAAAGCCCGTTCGGGTAACATATCCAAATGGTTGTACTTCATAGCGTAACCTCAACAATTTTGTATTTTTCAACGAACCCAAAGCGTTGCCATAGCCTAGCAACAGCGTCATTAACAGCACCTTCTATGGATGTAGCCCCAAAGCTTTGTAATATTTGGCACATCTGTTTAAACGACTCTTTACTAACAATTAAACGACCACCAATGTAAGTAATAAAAGCAACACGGTGGTTAGGACGATTAAACAAATTTACCGTTGCTGCACCAATAATCTTGTCATCTTCTGTTGCAACCAATAAAACCCACTGACCACCGGTAACATAAGCCTGAATCTGGTCTAACGTGTAATCTTTATCGCCGGTCTGTTGTTCAACTGCCGACTGTATAAACCCCGAAACAGCACTCCAAGTTTGGTTCACATACTGTATTGGGACATGCTGTACGTTCATGCGGGTAAGTATTTATCTGACTTAGAGTTAACGGCAACCTTGCCTTTTCCAACAGTCTTGCCCCTGTTCTTTTGAATGCGATCCATCATGGCATACAGTCTTTTAGCACCGGCATCTGTAGACCCATTTCCCAGTTCAGAAACAATCCGAGCAGGAACGACAAACTCACCATCAGCAAGACGAGCAGGCTGACGGCTACCAATTTGAGCAGGAATATCATCACTGACTCCATCGCCGGGTCCTCTTAGTAACTGACCACCATCAGAGTATCCGCCTAAATGACCACCCATTGCGTAGCCAATACCTTGCATCGGATACTGTGGACCTTGGTTTAAACCGGCAAGACCAAGTTGACGGTTACCATCATCTGGTTCAGGGTAGTAACCACCAATGCCGCCACCCATTGCATATCTAGGATGTTTGTCAGCTATTAACCCACCGTCAGCATCTCCGGTGTTGCCATAATAATCAGTTGTAGCACTAGGTATAAAATCTGTGTACCCCTGATTAGCAAACATCTGTTGTATCTCTGCCATTCCGCTTGAAGGATCAACAGGTACATTAGAAGGCACGTTAAACTCAGGCGAGCCTTCGTTTGGATTAAAAGGGCGTGTTGGCTGATTAGTCTCGTAGTTATAAACTTCAGCAACAGGGTATCTGTCGTAATATCCGGGTCCTGAATATATGTCGTTAGGACCCATCTCGTTGCCGTAAGTATCAAAAACGCCGCTGCTACCACCACTACCACCGCTACCGGTAGCGGGTTTTTTAGCTGCAATAATCTGAGCAACAGTTTTGACTGGCTGTTTTGTAACAGGATCAATTGCCTCACCACCACCACCGCCAACACCTGCTATTCCACCGCCTCCAGTGTTTGCATACTTAACAAACGACGGAGCTTGATACTGAAACGCATCAGGAACCTGTCGTTGCGGTGCAGCATAACGTTGTTGAATCTGAGCCATTTGAGGCTGAATTAATGGTTGTGCAATGCCTTGCGATACAGCAGGAGGTTGATAAGATTGTTGAGCTTGTTGAATTGCTGCTAAAGCTTCAAGCGTAGGATTTGCTCTGCTCTCGCGTTGTTCTTCTGTTGTAACGTCACCACCTTCAGCCATGCCAATTATGCCGCCATTGGCAACTGACCTTGTGCCAAAATCAGAAGCTTTGATAGGAGCTTGTGCGGAGTAAGTTTGATTAGATTGATTGTAAGAATACGGACGAATGTAACTAGTTTGCTCAGGACTTCCGCCGCTTCCTTGCGGCTTTAATGCCATTAAACCTAAAGCACCCAGCCCCAACATGCCTTTGTTATCAGCAAGAGTTTTGCCAAAACCTGAATCAAAGAACCCTGTTCCCGCTGTTTTAGTTGCTGCTTGATTTGACGCAGTGTTTGCAAGGGTTGGCACACTCGATGCTGCCTCAGACAAAGGAGCCGCAGCATTAGGAAACATGCCCGTTACAGAAGGAATTTGATTGCCTATAAGCTGTGAACCATTAACCGTAATGCCAGAACTTGGCAGGCTAGTAATACCTGCGTTAACCGTTTCTGCTAAAGGAGCCGAGGTAATGGTGCTTTCAGCAATTGGTATTGCAACAGTAGCAGCTTCACTCGTAACTCCTCCAACCAAACCTGTAGCAGGAGCTAAAGCACCACCTAAAGCGCCTGTAGCACCACCTAACGCTGCGCCTTTAAGCACATCATCCATTTTTTTGCCTTGCAATGCAGCAATACCGCCACCCATTGCAGCACCAATAGCTAAACCCCACATAATAGGCATGATTAAGACCCTTCTATAATTTCAGGCGACTCAAGACCAGTGCCGCGAAGATTGTGTATGCAACAGAAAACTACGTCATCAGTTAATGCTTTAAATGCGTGTGCCTTGCCAGCCTGTACTTTAATAATAGCAGGGGCTGTGTAAACGCCCATTAGCTTGCTGTCTTGCCAAGCCTCAACTGTTCCACGGGAAACAATTGTCATGTGATCATGTGCATGAATATGCTGACCGGCATAGCTTTCAGCTTTTGCCATTGAGTAAGCACGAACCCAAATATCATCAACTTCTGCAAACTCAATGTATTCATGCTCAACTGGAACGTAGGTATTCATACCTTGACCTTTAAAACATTACTTGCTGTAGTATCCCGATATACATCACCGACCCGTAGGTCAGCAAGACTTGTCTGCGTAGGAAGCGTATTTAAGTCTAAGTTTAAACCACTTGCCGCCGAAAAACCCGGATTATCTAGCTGTGCAAAATACAACCGCAATGTGTTTGTTAATTGCTCAAGATATATTCTGTCGTACTCTTGTGGAGCAATTGGTAAGTTTGGAGCTTTAGTTGTGCCAGTACTCATCTGCGACCGTCTGCTCTAACATCAATTCTTGGTGCGCCAAGCTGCCATGCCACGCCCAGTTCATTGGACTCAATACGAAACGCCATTTGCCGACCACGCAGACGGGTGTATACCTGTCCATCAAAAAGCTGAATGTTGTATGACCGACTAACTGCGTAATTGTCTGCGCTTTGCACTTCAGGACTGTTTGCTGCGCCATAAGCCGAACCAGCGTTTTGACGAGGTTTAATTGTCATTGTGACGTAAGGATTATTAACGTTTGAGCCGTTAAAGTTAATGTCAGGCAGAATGCGCCAAACAAACCCAAAGTTATGACCATCGCCAATGTCAAAGTCAGAAGACTGAATGTAAGCTTCGATTGGCACAGGGGTAGTTCCAGCCACATCATCTACGTCAGCTTCGTGATATAGGGTTCTGCCTGTCAAAGCGCTGCTGTCGTAGTTGGTAGCTATTGGGTATTGGCGCAAACCAGAATCTAACCATGCTGTGCGTGACATTGAGCCGTAATACCAAGCTTTATCAAGGTAGTTATAGATGACGTACTTATCCACAGACGTTGAATCTGTCGAGCAGTAAAACCACCAGACTTCGTTGTAACCCTCGTTGCCACCACAAAACACTTGGTACGCTTGAGCAATGTTAATGTCGTTAAAAATGTACTGACGTAACGAACAAGGCAAGGTCTCTACACGCCCAGAGTACATATAAAACTTGTCAACGCCCATCCAGTAAGTGATGTTGTTAACCGTAATCATGCTGTTTGGCGACATGACGGAGATGTTGTCCATCAATATATTAAAACCCCACACGTACGGCGGTCCTAAGTACTGCATTGAGTACAGCGCGGAATCAGTCCAAATCAAAATCTCTTGGCGGGTGTTGATGTATGAGACGATAGAAGAGCCGTGCGACAGCGGAAACTCACCAGACTGGTTTGTAATAGCAGGAACCCATTCGTATGGGTTGTTTTGATCAGACCAACGTACCAACATTGGGTTAAATTCAGTATTTGGGTCGCCTGAAAAGTACGCATTAGCACCAAAGGCAATGACAAACCGTTGGATAGAAGATGCAGATACCTCAAGCGTCTGGTTTGGCACATAGTCCCCGTCAAAGCCTTCAAGCGTTGCTAAGTCAGATAAAGCTTGCGCCCGAACGCTTGTGCCAGTGCTTGCTACCCAGTAGTAAATAGCCCCGTTTCTAGGCGCAAGAACTAAATCTTGACCGTAGTTATCGTTAGACCACAGGC